CGGAAGCACCAATTTTCAACCCCAGTACCGACTTCTGAGTTGAAACAACCTAAACCACCTACACCCGAGTCAATTGAAAAAGCAAAATTCATCGACAAAACCTACCACTGGAACGGGTCCAGTAATATTCGATCTAGAAACAAACGGACTACTTAACACAGCAACTAGAATCCATTGTATAACCATTCATTGGTTAGATGATGACAGAACAGAATCCTTTAATGATGAACCTTACACGAAAAATCCGAAAGATCTCCCGATGGGTAGTAGTTACTCCATTACTACAGGAATCGGTTGGCTCGAAGTGGCTGACGTTCTTATTGGTCACAATTGCATCGGCTTCGACTTACCTATTATTAAAAAGTTCTTCCCTTGGTTTAATCCTAGGGGCGATGTTCTTGATACTTTGTTGTTATCTCGCCTTTATCATCCGAATCTTCTCGATATAGATAAGACAAGGGCATGGAAGCACATGCCATTACAATTATATGGTCGTCATAGTCTTGAAAGTTATGGCTATAGACTCAATGAGTACAAAGGAAGCTTTGGTCAAACTACTGATTGGTCTGAATGGTCACAAGAAATGCAAGATTATTGCGAACAAGACGTAGTAGTTACCACCAAACTATGCAAACATTTCCACAAATACCTGAATGGGTCAAATTAGAACATCAGGTAGCAACCTTACTCACACAACAAGAGATCCATGGATGGCGATTTGATGAACAAGCTGCACGGAAACTTGAATCTACTCTCCGAAAAGAGTATGAAGAAACTAGTCAGCTATTACGCAACAGGTACCCTTTCGTTGGCGGATCACTATTTACTCCTAAGAGAGATAATAGGACCAGAGGCTATGTCGCAGGTGCTCCATTCACAAGGCTCAAAGATTTAAACCCCGTATCACGAGATCATATAGCATGGATTTTGACTACTCGGCATGGATGGACACCGTCATTAATGACTGCATCAGGGAAAACCGTTATAGACGAGACAGTCTTAAAGGAACTTGGAACGGATATAGCTCTTCAGTTCTTGACACTACTGGATCTGACGAAAAAGTTAGGGATGATATCCGAAGGCGTGAACGCATGGCAGAAGCTATGTACGAAGTCTAGGATTCACCACCATTGTTCGGTAGCTACCTCTACATTTAGGGCAGCCCACCGATCTCCAAATTTGGCCCAAGTGCCGAGTGATGAAAGATTTAGAAGACTTTTCACTGCCTCGCCTAATCTCCGCATGGTCGGGAGTGATCTTGCTGGGATTGAGCTACGGATGCTTGCCCATTATCTTGCAAGATGGGATGGAGGTAGGTATGCTAAAGTGCTCTTGCATGGTGACATACACCAAGAAAACGCTGACAAGATTGGCGTCTCCCGAAAACTGGTCAAGACAATTTCCTACGCATTCTTGTATGGAGCTGGAGACCAGAAAATAGGTATCTCATATGATAAACAACTATCCCCAGAGAAAGCGAAAAAGAAAGGCAAGGAAATCCGCAAAGCTTATGTGGATGCCATTCCAGGTCTTGAGAAACTCTTGGCAGCTGTACACAAAGCTAGTGAGAGAGGCTATGTTCAGGGTATCGATAAAAGAAAGATATTAGTAGACTCTAAACACAAATCACTCAACTATTTAATCCAAGGATCGTCAGCAATTTTGGCGAAACGTTGGATGTTAATCACCCATGAACATACCAAAGAGATGGATCTATGCTGCAGTCAGCTCGCTTTTGTTCACGACGAGTTACAGTTTGAATGTACACCAGAACATGTTGATGATCTCAAATCTCTTCTTGTTCTTTCCGCTGCTGAAGCTGGAGAGTACTACAAATTACGAATCCCAATAGCAGCTGAGGCCAGTAGTGGTCTAAATTGGGCAGATACCCACTAATTTATGAAAATATTATGTGATGCAGACTTCATCGTCTACAAATCATGTGCGGCAGCTGAAACTGAGATTGATTTTGGGGATGATGTTATCCTTGTCACTTCTCATTTTAGTGATGCCTACAATGCAGTTAAACGAGAGATATCCAAGCTTCAAAACAAACTTGGGTTATTCTCTGATATAATACTGTTCTTTTCCGACAGTGTAAATTTTAGGAAAAAAATTCTACCCGAATATAAGGGTCACCGAAATCGTAAGAAACCGTGTGGCTATAAACGTGTCATCAATGCTCTCCGAAAAGAGTATAAGGTTATAATTAAACCTGGCCTTGAAGCCGATGACTCTATGGGAATTTATAGCACGAAATATCCAGGGAATATTATAGCTTCCCCAGATAAAGATATGCGACAGATCCCTGGCCAACTATACAATTTTAATGAGACTTTCACAATCGAACCTGACCAAGGAGCAACTTGGCACCTTATCCAATGTCTTTCAGGAGATCAAACTGATGGATATGGTGGCGTCCCTGGAGTCGGAGTTAAACGAGCCGAAACTATCTTTAAAGAGAAAGGATGTTCATGGAAAACAGTCCTAGAAACTTTTAAAGAGAAGGGCTTGACTGAAGATGACGCATTAGTTAATGCACGACTCGCTAGAATTCTAACCGCTGATGATTATGACTTCGACAAAAAGCAACCCAAACTATGGTCCCCCGCCTCCGATTACAAAGTTAACTCTGGAGCAAGATCTAAAGTTACGGCAGCTTGAATTAAAACTAAATAGTGGTGATTACGATATGAAAGATTTCACCACTATCTTTGTAGCCTTACAACATCAAAATTTTGTAATGGCTAATTCACTCAAAAATCTACTCGCAAAATGGCCAAAGGACCACTATACTACCAACGAGGATCTATCGATGTTTGGGATTTTATTAGAGACCAAGGATTGAATTTCCATCTCGGTAATGCTATTAAGTACATCTGCAGGGCAGGTTATAAAGATAGCAAGATACATGACTTAGAAAAAGCTATTCACTACTTACAGAACGAACTCACCCATGAAAAAAACCTTTATCTCAGAGCAAGCCAAGGAATTCCGTACCAAGTACGCACTGAAATCTACGAGGACTCGAGACAAGCGTTCTTATCAGAAGACTCTGATAGACGAGGAATATAAGGAATTTCTGGAAGCTGAAGGTTTCTTATTTATGCATGGTCAAAACCATCAAGAGGAAGCACTAAAAGAGTTAGCTGATTTAGTTTATGTATGCTACCAATATGCTGAGAATATGGGGTGGTTCTTAGATGAAGCACTGAACAGAGTACATATAAGTAATATGTCTAAACTAGGTGATGATGGAAAACCAATATATAGAGAAGATGGTAAAGTATTAAAAGGACCAAATTACAAACCACCAAATTTAGAAGACTTAGTTTAATGACCGCAGAACTTATCTCCCGCACTGGTCGGGTCCAATCATGGTTGGATAACCCAGAATCTAGACTCCCAGTGAGCTGCACCGTGTTCGTCGTCGAAGACTCGATGGAAGGACCGAACGGTATTGAAGCTAGCTGGAGGTTTGTGTCTCATGCATTAAGACATGGGGCAGGGTGTGCAGTACACCTTTCTAAACTGAGACCAAGAGGCCACGATAATGGCCGAGGCTTAACAGCTAGTGGTCCAGTTTCTTTTGCAAAAATTTACTCAACTTTAAATGAAACACTTAGAAGAGGTGGCGTCTATAAGAATGGGGCTGTTGTGGTCCACATGGATCTTGACCATCCCGATATTCTTGAGTTCGTGCAGCTTCCCCGTTCCGAAGCTCCCTGGATTAAGCGTACCGTCGATATCAACCCCCGAAGTTGGAACGCCACTGATGCCAAAATTAAAGATGCCCTCCTCTATGGAATCAAATCAGGGGACATCTGGCTTAACAAAATAAAGTACGATGAGCAAGCTAGGAGAATTTTTGGAAACGTTTGCCTTGAGGTATACCTGCCCTCACGAGGAACTTGCCTCTTGCAACATTGCAATTTGGGTGCCTGTGAAATCGGGGACATCAAAGAGGCTTTCGTACTTGGCATGTCCCAGTTGTGCGAACTCCATAGTCGCACAGGCGTCGGCTCAACTGGTGAATACCTCCCCTCCGAAACGGACCGCCAAGTCGGACTTGGATGCCTTGGATTAGCTAATTTATTAAGAAGATACAAGGTAAGTTATAAAGACTTTGGAACTGCATTAGAAGAAATTAATGCAGGTAAACCAGCTCATGGAATCCCAGGTGAAATTGCTAAACAATTAAAACTTGGTATAGAAGCTGCAGCTACTGTAGCTCGTAGTCATAATATGGTACGAGCATTTGCTATCGCACCTACTGCTAGTTGTAGTTATAAAAGCCAAGACTTAGATGGCTATACATGTACACCTGAAATAGCACCTCCAATAGCTCGCTCTGTGGAGAGAGACTCTGGTACATTTGGTGTACAACACTATGATTATGGTCATGTAGAAATAGCAAGCGAAGTAGGTTGGGATGCATATAAGAAAGTAGCAGATGAGATAATGATAATGTTAGATAACACAGGACTTCTTCACGGATACAGCTTTAACTCATGGAGTGATGTTGTAACCTACGACAGACAATTCGTGGAAGAGTGGTTAGTATCACCCCAAACCTCCTTATACTACTCCCTGCAAGTTATGTCGGATACTCAAGATAAAACAGATGCGTATGCAGCATTAGATAAAAATGATGTGGAAGATTACTTGCAAGATATTCTCGGAAACGAGCCAGTAACTTGCGACTGTCAAGAATGATGAAAAAAGATCCTTATGAAAAATTACTTGGGAGAAAACGAAAGTGGACTCCCGTACAAACTACAGCTGGCAAACTCAAAGAGGGTGCTGAAGAAACCATCTTCCGTGCTCTTAGTTTACGGCATATGGAGCTACCAGTTGGCTCATTTATTACAGAGGCACTTGGAAAAGATGTTCCCGACTCTGCACGAGTATTGCTAGAATCAAACGTAACTGACGAAGACAACCATGACCTTGCTCTTGGGTATATTGCTAATTCAATTGGGGTTGACCCGACTGCTGAGTACGAAGCATTCAAACTTCGATCAGCATGGGAAGAACACCCCGACCACACCTTATTAAAAGCATTGGTAGCTGAACGTGCTATATTCTTTGTTTTACTTCCTTTCTTTCGTTTTTGTGGTGATGCTGGTCTCAGAACGGTATCAGCTGATATTTCCAGAGACGAACAAATACACGTGGCCACTAATAGCCTTG